TATGGATCACAGGAAACTTTAAACTATGAAAGAGATCCTAAAATAACAGTTACTACTGGAAGTGGAGCAGTTATATTACCAATTGTTTCTTCTCAAGGGCAAATAGTTGATGTTGTAATCCAGAATCAAGGTAGAAATTATGTCACTTCTCCAAATTTAATTGTCAATGGTTCTGGAACAGATGCCCAATTAGTGCCAATTATTACTAATGAAAAACTTACAGGAGTGTCAATCATAAATCCAGGTGTAGGATACAGTTCTTTTGATACTTCAATATCTGTAGTCAGTGTTGGATCTTCTTTGGGGGTTTCCCTAAAACCAAAAATTCAAAAATGGTTCGTAGATAATTTTGAATTTTATAAATCAAGATACACTAATAATAATGAAGGAGCTATCATAGAAGGATTAAATGATAGTTATGGAAATAGATACGTTAACTTCACTTTAAATCGTGATTTAAGATATAAACTTGGAGATAATATCACTAATAATTTTGTAGAGAATCTTACAAATCATTCACCTATTGTTGGATGGGCCTATGATGGAAACCCAATTTATGGCCCATATGGATATAACTCTGCAACTGATGCAACTTCAACGAGAAGAATTTTAAGTAGTTACAAAAAAATCTTAAAAGAAAATAGGCCATCAACTTCACTATATCCTCTCGGATTTTTCTATGATGATTATATCTTTACTAACACAGGAGACTTAGATGAGAAAAATGGAAGATTTTGCGTAACTCCAGAGTTTCCAAATGGAACTTATGCATATTTCTGCACACTATCCAACGTAACTGGTTCTGGATCATTTAATAATTGTAAATTACCAGAGTTCCCTTATGTAATAGGCAACTCTTTTAACAATTCAGTCAATGAAGATAACTATAAAAATGATTACGATGAGGATCTATTAGACTCTCCAAACACACCATTAACTAAAAATGTATCTCCATATAATTTGTCTGATTACGAATTTTTGGATCTTGATATTATTCCAAAAGATAATTTATTTGAAATAAAAAGTATTGCAAGAAAAAATAATTCTATAGATGAAATTACCATAGTAAATTCAGGATCAAATTATAAAGTTAATGATTCTCTGAATTTTGACAACTTCAGGACGGGTGGAGATGGAACTCAAGCTTTTGTAGAATCTGTTGTTGGTAAAGGAGTCACTTCTGTTGTTCTTACAACTAAGACATTTGAAAATGTCAAATTAGACTACAATCCTCCAAGAATTGTAGGATTTACATCAATTCCACACAACTTGAATGATGGGGACATTATCAGAATTACTCAGGTAAGATCTGATGATGCGGAACCAGAAAATGACACAACTGATTCAAGATTCTTTAAAGATATACTGGGCAATAGAATTGTTTCAATCTCTTCAGTAACTTCTGGGTTGACAACAGATATTCCAAGTTATACTACAACTTCATCTGCCGGTTTTACAACTTTTATTTCATTAAATGAAAAAGCTGATCTTGTAGAAAAATATGAAGTGGGTGGAATTGTGGGAATTGGAACTGAATTCATGAAGATTTTGAACGTTGATGATCTAAACAATAGATTGAGAGTATTGAGAGGATATAATCCAGAGAATCCAAACAATCTATCTTTAAGTGGAATTGCTTATACTTCTGGAGAAATTTTAGAAGTTAAATCTAATAAATTCCAATTTAATATCCCATTAATACGACGTGATAAGTCAGTCTTAAAAAAGAGATCTTTGTTTTTCAATCCAGAAGATTCTGTCGGATTGGGAACAACAGGATCATACTTAACATATGAAGTTGGAATTGGAAGTACTTCAAATCAATTGTTAAGATTTGTAGACAGTCAAAGAATATATGTAAAGAATCATGGATTGAAGACAGGTGATAAACTTTTATATTCTCCTGGAGTTGGAATTGCATTATCTTATTCAACTAGTTATGATCTTTCAAATCCAGTTTCTTTAGGCAGTACAGTTTTCGCAGTATTTAAGGGCAGAAATTTCATCGGGCTTTCTACAAATAGAGTTGGACTTGGCGGAACTTCAAATACTGGTGTATACTTCACTGGAATTGGATCTGGCACTTCACATGAATTTACAACTAATTTTGGAGAATCACTATTATGTTCTATTATCACTCAATATGCCACTGTTTCTGTTATAGAAACTCATGGACTGTCTGAAGGTGATGAGGTATCACTTGAAGTGACTCCAAATGAGATTAAATCCAAAAAAGTCATTTATAATTCTATTTTGGGTAAATTATGTGTTGGGGTATCAACTTTAACTTCATCCAATATTGGAATTGGAACAACTGCTTCCTATTTACAAATAAAAGATCATGGGTTAAGAACTGGAGATAAAATTATATACCAATCCTCAAATCCAGCTTTACCTTTACAAAATAATGAACAATATTTTGTAATTAAAGTTAGTGAAGACAAAATTAGATTGTCTGATAATGAATATGATGTGAAATACTCATATGATTTTGTTGGATTAACTTCTTCTGGATCTGGGATTCATACAATCTCTCACATAAATCCACATATCAATGTTGTTAAGGGTAATACTTTAAGATTTGATCTTTCAGATTCTTCCCTCAACGATTTTAATTTTGAGTTATTCTATGATGCAGGATTCCAAAATAAATTTGTAGGAACGGGCACATTCTTCTCGGGTGATGGATTTGAGGCAAAAGTAAGTGGAATTCCTGGAACTTCGGGAGCTTACTTAGACTTATATACAAATTATTCTATACCGAGAAATCTATACTATTCATTATCTCTAAGAGACATAGATTCAGTATTAAATTCAAATAAGTTGAAATTTGAAATTGATCAAGAAGTTAAAAATTATTCAAAAATTAGATTGACTGATAGTAAATTTAACGTTACTGGAAGAGCCTTTGATGTTATAAATGATAACATTTACTACTTAAGAATAATCCCAACTGAAGTAAATGAAACCACATCCTATGATAGTTCCAACACATCTTCAATCAGATATTCAACTAAGTCGGAAAGTGCTTCTGGGCCTATAAACTCAATTAAAATTGAGTTTGGTGGAGTGGGATATGAAACTTTACCAACTATTCTAGATGTAAATTCTGAAGAAGGCGTTGGAGCTCAATTATTATCAGGATCCAAAAATATTGGGAAGGTGAATGGAAGTATTGTTTATAAATCTACCTATTATATTCCATCAGATTTTACAATTAAACCCAAATTAGAATTTCCAATTAGTCTAAAAATAGAAGATAACTATACTCTAAGAAGAGTCATTACTCAAAGAAGTTTTAGGGGAAAGAATTATATCGAACCACCTACAATTATAGCATTAGATTCAAACAATCAAATAATTAAAGAATTGCAATTTGAATCTATAGTCGAATCTGGACATATTTCTAGAGTAAATATCATCAGAAATGCTACTGGATTGACAAATGACATTCGTTTAGTTTCAACTAATAATTCTAATGGATACAATATTACTAATGTTACTTTCAATCCAGCATCTAAGATTGCAACTCTAACTTTAGATTCCAATCTACCGACAAGTAAATTTGTATTTTTCGAATCCCAAAATATTTTTGTTGAAGGATTAGTTTCCTACTCTGGAATATTGACAACTAGTGGATATAACTCATCAAATCATAATTACAACCTATTCTCTATTGTTGGCGTAAATACTTCTAACAGAACAGTTTCATATCAAATTAATAGTGATTCTCCTGGAAATATTGATTTGAATAATTCTTCTGGATACATAATTCCAGAATCAGATTTAGTTAAATTTACCCCAATCTATACTAGGAACAAATTTGTAAATGATGAAGATATTCGTGTAACAAAACTTGACGGATCAAGTTCGATCTTTAGAGTTGCTTCTGTAAATGGTTGGGACGGAAAAACTTTGAAACTTTTCTATAAAGATAAAAATAGTCAGTTCGTTATTGATATAAATGATAAAGTGGAAGGACTCATATCTAAACAGAAGGGAGTAATTAATGATGTAAATATATCATCAGCTGATTCTGTTGTTTCTCCTTTTTATAATGCTCCGATTGGTTGGGAGAAAGATAACGGCAAGTTGAGTGTATCAAATCAAAAGATACAAGATAGTGATTATTATCAAAAACTTTCTTATGATATTAAATCAACTTTAAGCCCAAGTGTTTGGAAAGAAACCGTAGATTCTTTAAATCATATTGCTGGGCAAAAGTCTTTTGGAAGTTCCATAATTATATCAGAACCACAATAAAAATGGCAAAACTCAGTCTAATTCCAACAGTTCCTCTGAACGACAATGGTGAAGCTTTGTCTCCAAAGTTGACTAGGAATATTTTCAATGAAAAAAGTTTTTATACTAAACCAAATTATGTTTATGTAACTGAAAAGGTTACAGACAATGGAGTGAGTTTTGCCATTAACTTTTTTGATAAGGATATTACAAATTACATTGAGTTTGATTCAAACCTAGTTTTAAGAATAAACGACATTTCATCTCAATTTACTGGAGTTACAACTTCTACTTTTGGAGACTCTGTTGTTGGATTATCTAGCTTTTTATTGAGTAGTGGATCAAATTCACTATTTAAAACCCAAATAGTATCTTCTAATATTCTATCTTCGTCATCCAATGATCTCCAAATTAGTAAAGTAAATCACGATTTTTCTACTGGTGAAAAAATATTATATGACTATGTTACAACTCCAATTCAAATTGAGTCTGTAAATATTGTTGGAATTGGAGTAACAACAATTTTACCATCTTCAGTTTATGCAATTAAAGATTCCGCCAGCGTTTTTAAGATAGCGAGAACGGAACAAGACGCTTTATCTGGAATTGCATTGACATTTTCATCCGTTGGAGCAGGAACAACTCATTTCTTCTATTCAACAAATTCAAATACGAGATCTACGATATTAATTGATGGAATAATTCAATCTCCACTTTCCAGAAAAAACAAATCAGTTGGATTTGGAACAACTTCTGTTGGAATATCTACCACTATTATTTCAATTTCAGGTATATCATCATTAAGTTCTTCAGATTTCTTATTATCAAATAATGAATATCTGCAGATAACTGGAATATCAACATCAGATTCAACTGTAACTGTAAACCGAGGTTCAATGGGAACTGTTGCAGTTGCTCACACTGATGGAGATGCAGTCAAAGTATATTCTGGTGACTATAATATTGTAAAAGATTCTATTCATTTTTCTTCACCACCACTTCAAAATTATTCTTTCCAAGGTAGAGTTTTCTATAAAAAACTTTATGATAAGAACTTCATATTTGATGATGTATCAGATCAGTTTATTGGAATTGGAAAAACTTTCACAGTAACAAGTGATTTTAATAATGTTGGACTTACAACATCAAATACCTCAGGAATTCAATATGGTGTTTTATTAGTTAATAATGTTTTTCAAAAACCTGGAGTGGATTATGACTTAACATACACTTCTGGAATAACTACTGTCACTTTTACTGGAGATACTGCGGAAAATTTACCTAGAGCCGGAAAAATTTTATCTTTTGATTTTTATAACGGTTCTGGATATCAATCTTTAGTTGCAGCTGCAGCTACAGTAAGTGTTAATGAATCAGGACAAATTAATAATGTATATCTTAATGGATCTGGATCGGGATATTTGACAAATCCAGACATTCGTATCTACTCTTCTGTTGGATCTGGAGCAACTATTACAGCTTTATTGGGCACTGGAAGTTCTGTTGGAATTATAACGGGACTGACTATAACTAATGCAGGATCTGGATATACCTCTACCAGTTTACCAATTATAACTATTGATCCTCCATATGGATATACGAATATTCAGTTAGAATATAGTGGATCATCAACTGGAATTGGCACAAAGGCTACAGTTGACTTAATAGTTGGTGTTGGGGGATCAATAAAATCTTTAGAAATCAATAATTCGGGAATAGGATATTCGACTGGAGATATATTAACTGTTTCTGGAATTGGAACAACCTCAGGATATTCTCCATTCACATTAACAGTGAAAGAAATACAAAATGATACATTTGATTTTTGGACTTTTGGAAAGATACTTCGTTTAAAAACAAATGTTACCCCAAACGGATCAATAAAAGTTTTTCCACTTCTTAATTTTGAAAATGATCTGGCTATAAATTTTCAGAACAATTCTTTAGATTCTAGATTTGATATTAAGAATAATCTTTTAGTATTTGTTAATGATGTTCTTCAATTGCCAACAAATTATTCATTAAGTGGAAATAATTTAATTCTTGATACTGCTCCTTCAAACGGAAGTAATTTATACTTTTACATTTACGTCGCTTCTGATGAGGATTCTATTGAAACTTTAGTGGAAGAAACTATCAAAGTAGGAGATTCTCTTCAACTTGATAATCAAAACTTGCGAAATGTTACTGAAATTTTAAGTAGAACTTCGGTAAGAACTCCAAATTACATCTCTGGTGGAGTAGATTCAAGTTTATCTAACTTACGACTTACTGATTGGACAAAGCAGACTAGAGATTTAACGATTAGGGGAATAGATTTTTACAAGAGTAGAAATTCTTATTCTCCATTGATTAGGCCTTCTTCAAGACTTATTGCTGGAATCGGAACAACATCACAATCAATATATGTAGAAAATACATATCTCTTTGATTATGATGGTATTGTTGAGAAAGAAACAAGTGTTCAAGTAGTAAATGATATACCTCTACTAATAGCCAGAGCTGAATCAATAGTATCAACTGCTGGAACAGTATCTTCAATTTCAATCACTGATGGAGGATCTGGATATTCCCAATTAAATCCACCGTCAGTAACAATAACTGATAAACAAGTATTGCAACAAGTTATTGGTAGAACTTGGAATCTAGTAGATGAAGAATCGGAAATTTTTTATAATAAGAGTTTATCTCAAGATAATATAACTGTTTCTGTCGGACAGTCTTTATCAGTTCGAACCTCATATAATTTAGTTGGATTTTATTCTACAACGATTGGAATTGGAACAACTTCACTGAATTCAGTTTCCTATGGAAATGGAATCTGGATAGTAACTGGAGATAACGCATTTATTTCGACTTCTACAAATTTAACCTCATGGAATGCAGTGGGATTTGCTACCGTAGTGGGAGATTCCATCCCAGAAGACATATCTACAATTTCATTTACAGAAAAATTAAATGACATTGTTTATGATGATGGGGATGGAAGATTTGTAGCTGTTTCTGATAACGGACAAATTTTAACTTACGAAAGTAAAAATACAGAATCTATTGAAAGATATCAGAATAATTTTATTCTTAGAAACTCTGGAATTTCTGAAAATTTAAATTCAGTATTATTTGATAATATCTTTGATGTGGGGGAAGGTGCTTCCAAGCCACAATATGTCTCCGTTGGAAATTCCGCAACAATTCTTGTGTCTGCAAGTTCAATTAATAATGAATTAGTTGGAACACCAGGAATCGTATGGCAAATAAGAATGTCAGATGCTATTTCGTCTACGGGACTTTCTGGAGAAACTTTAAACGATATTGTATATACTGGAATTGGCACTCTTCCATTTTTAGTGATTGGAAATAATGGACTAGTGGTTAAGTTCCCCAATAATAGATTCAATCCTGGGGATTTTTCTACAGTATCCGCATTTACTTCAGAAAACTTAAAATCAATAATTTATGATCAAGAGAACGAAAGAGCTATAGTTGTTGGATCTTCTGGAACTATTTTTGGATCATATAGAACATCTTCATTTGAAGTTTGGGAACCTATAAGTGTCGGATCAACCAACTTTAATGATATTACATATTCCGAATATAATCAAAAATATTTAATTGTTGGGGATGGAGAATCTTACACTTCTGCATATGAGACTGTAGGTGCTGCGGCTACTGCAGTAGTTTCTGCTGGGGGAACTATAAGTTCTATTGTAATATCAAACGGTGGACTTTTCTACGATACAAATTCTTCAAATTATCCATCAGTAATAATAGCTTCTCCAGATCTAGTATCTGAAAGGTTTAATTCGTGCAAAATTATAGGTGATCATGGAGTAATATCTGGAGTTTCTACAACATCAGGCATATCAACTACCACTCCAGCAATACAGTTTGAAATTCAAGTTGATTCTGGACTCGCTTTAGTTGAATCTCAAATTCAAACTGGAGACTATTTTGTTGCATATAGAACAAATATTGGATCTGGAGTAACTTCAATAGAAACTGATAGATCCATAGTTGGCATTGCTACAACATTTATTGATTGTGTGTATAGAGCAGATCAAGTAGTTAAGAGTGGAACTGGAATTGTTACTGTTACTAGTAATGTTTTATCTGTAAATGGATTATTATCAATTCCATCCAACTTTGAATATGGAATATATTCTTGGGGTAAAATTTATGATTTTGACTCCAGAACATCTCCATCAGTTTTTGAAGCGGAGACTTTAAGAGGTTCTTCTGGACTTTCAACCTCAGCAAAAGCAATGAGAATAACTTCTATAGGATCAACTACTTTACCGAGGAATGCTTAATTTTGATTATAAATAACTAAAAAACTTAGAAATGCCAGCGATTATTACTGATCAATTTAGAATATTTAATGCATCGACATTTTTAACAAACTTTGTTGGTGTTGGTGAGACTAATGTACTTTATACCTTTCTTGGATTGTCAAATTCGACAAATCCCGAAAGTGGTGGAGTATCTGATTGGGATACTAATACGCCAACACCAATTGATAATTTTGAAGAAGAGAATCAATATAGGCCTAATATATTGTCATTAAAAAGAATTAATGAATCTGATGTAATAAGAGTAGTTAAAAAGTTTAGATGGGAAGCTGGACGTACATATGAAATGTACAAACCAGACTATAGTATCAATAATAAAAGTCCAGTAACGAATTCCACAACTCTATATGATACGAGTTTTGTTGTAGTAAATTCAAATTACAGAGTTTATATTTGTTTAAATAACGGAGAAAATCCCAGTAATCCATCTGGGCAACCCTCTGTAGACGAACCTAACTTTGTAGATATCGAACCAAGGACAGCTGGAACAAGTGGTGATGGATATATCTGGAAGTATCTTTATACACTAAGCCCACAAGAAATAATCAGATTTGATTCGATCAATTATATACCAGTTCCAAATAACTGGGGTGTCGAGGGAGAATCTAAAGATATTAAGGATAATGCAGTTGATGGTGAAATTAAAATTATAACGATTAAATCATCTGGAGTTGGTTATGCACCAAATACAACATGGACAAACGTTCCAATTTTAGGTGATGGTGATGGTGGTACAGCAACAATCCTTGTTGGATCTGACGGAAAAGTATCTGGCGTAGAGGTTTCAAATGGTGGATTTGATTATACTAAAGCCAATTTAAGTTTTTATCCTGGAGGGCCTGGAACTCAAATTGGTGGGCCTTTAGAAGGATTGACAAACGTTGGTGTTGGAACCACAGCAATTGCTGATTTTGAAGTTATAATTCCACCCAAAGGTGGACATGGTTATGACATTTATAGAGAACTCGGTGCATATCGAGTTATGATATATTCTACTTTTGAAAATTCAATAGATAACCCAGATTTTCTTACTGGAAATACTTTTGCTAGAATTGGGATCATTAAGAATCCTACAACTTATAATTCTAAGACAGAAATTCAAAATCAAGCTATTTTGAGTGGAGTCGGGGCTATAAAATTCGTAGGTTCTGGGACAACAGGAACAGTTTACTCTGCAGACAGTTTAATTTCACAGTCTGTTGGAGTTGGATCAACTGCATATGGGTATGTTGTTTCATTTGATCAAACAACAGGTGTTCTTAAGTATTATCAACCAGTTGGATTAGCTACTGCTGGATATGGATTTAGAATTCATAGTTTTACATCTTCACCAGCATCGGGAGGAAGTTTAACAATTGAAGGTGCTAGTGTTGGTTCAGACTTAGACATTGCAAGCACTTTTACTGGGGTTTCTACCTCAATAAATAATGTAAATTATAATTTAGGACTTTCGTTTTCTAACGGAATTGCTCCTCCTGAAATTAATCCTCTATCTGGGGATATTATCTATGTTGATCATAGAGCAAGCATCACTAGATCATCAACCCAAACTGAAGATATCAGAATAATCGTAGAGTTCTAAAACCATGCCACAAAAGACTAACCTAAACGTTGCTCCATATTTTGACGATTTTAATCCAAATAAGAACTACAAAAGAGTTCTGTTTAAGCCTGGAACAACAGTTCAGGCTAGAGAACTAACAACCTTACAGTCTATTTTACAAAATCAGATTGAAAGTTTTGGTGAAAAATTCTTCAATAACGGTGATAAAGTAATCCCTGGAAACCTTGCATTTATTGCAAAATATGATGCGGTTTTAATTGATCCCACTTTTAGGGGATTGGATGTTTCTGATTATGGAACTAGACTCATTGGCAGAAAAATTACGGGAAAAAGATCTGGAGTAACAGCTAAGGTTAGAAACTATATTACCGCAGAAGAGTCATCTCTGGGGTTTGATACTCTCTATATTAAATATCTTTCAGCTTCAAAGATTGATAGAACGACTAGAGAATTTTTAGAGGATGAAGATTTAATTCTTTCTTCAGGAAATCCAATTAGAATTGGAAATAATACTATTAGATTAAACGCATCATTTGCAAACACTACAACTATTGATGCGAGTAGAAGTGGATCTGCTGCAACTCTTGATACTGGAGTGTATTTTATTAGGGGATTTTTTGTTAACGTTCCTAGACAAACCATTCTTTTAGATCAGTATGGCAATACTCCAACATACAGAATTGGATTGTTAATTGATGAAGAAATTGTTGGCCCATACGATGATCCATCATTATTTGACAATGCTAGGGGGTATTCAAATTTCTCAGCCCCTGGTGCTGACAGATTGAAAGTATCTACAACATTATTCAAAAAACCGATTGATGATTTTAATGATGAAAATTTTGTAGAATTGATGAGAGTTGTTGAGGGAAGAGTTCAAAATCCCAAAAACAATAAAAGAGAAAAAGATAACGAACTCAAAAAAGAACTTGCAAGAAGGACTTATGATGAATCTGGAGACTATGTAGTATCTCCTTTTAGAGTTTCTGTTAGAGACACAGTAGACGATTATGTTGGAAATAATGGATTATACGATGAAGGTGAACTTACAAGCAATGGCAACATAGCTTCGGATGAACTCTTTACTCTGAGAGTCAGCCCAGGTAAAGCATATATTAGAGGATATGAAGTTCACAAGAAAGGTGAAACTTATATTGATGCACAAAAACCAAGAACGACAAAAACTATAAACAATAGTAACTATACCTTCAAAATGGGTAATAAGTTACTTGTAAACAATGTTTATGGAACACCCATTGTTGGACTTGGAACCACAGCTTATGTAAGTCTCAGAGATACTAGAAACCATACTGTTGGAGTATCAACTGGTACTGAAATTGGACAAGCTAGAATATATGACTTCAAGATCAATATTGATCAGGGAGCTCATGCAAATCAATCAACTCAGTATGAAGCATATTTTGTAGACGTTCATACTTACACTAAACTAACAACTTCCACAAATGTCACTGTAACTGTACCTTGTCACATTGAGGGTTCCAGTAGTGGAGCAAGAGGATACTTAGCATCTAATGTATCTGCAGGAAAAACATTAACACTATCAGATGTCTCTGGAATTTTTATAAAAAATGAAAGATTGATATTTGATGAAGCTCAAACTGGAAATGTTGATGCTGATAAAGGGGCAGTAGTATCTACGGTTACAGATTATAGAATGACTGATGTGCATTCGATAGAATCTTCTGACTCTTCTGGAGTCATATTTACTGCTGATACTGTATTAAACGTATTCGCCTTACCAGATGTTTCTGGAGCAAGATATTCATTTACAGCAGCTTCATCTGGAATTTCGACAGTAAGAAGTAATAGATTTAGATTTAGTGAAGATAAAATTAGATTGGGAGATATCATTACATACGATATCGATGATGGAACTTTACCAACTTTTAATAGAGTTAAATCAATTAATGACGATGGATCTTCTATTATCGTTGAGCCTGTAAAGAGTGTACCAAATATTTGTGATGGATCTCTTCCATCTACAACATTTACTGTAAATGATATTAGAATTTTAAGATCCACAATTAGAGACAGAAAACTATCAGATCTTTTAGCACCTCTTCCAAAAAACTTTATTTCTAACGTAGATCTTTCTCAAGCAGAATTGACAGTAAGGAAACAGTATAATGTTACTGTTTCCTCTGGAACAATTTCTGTAACAGAATCAGATCCTAATTTATATTTTGAACCATTTGAAGCCCCAGAAGATTACATGTTATATGATGCAAGTTCTGGTGGCGGAATTGAAACAATAACTTCTGGAAAAGTTGCAGTTTCCCTAGATGCAAAAACCCTTACAATTTCTGGAATCACTTCTGTAACTGGAGCAGCAAGACTTTCAGCAACTCTTAAAAAACAAAATATAAACTCTAAGAAATTTATACTTAAAAAATGTGAAACTCTCACAATTAATGGAACTATTAAGGGTAGTGAATCCAATGGATTAACTCCAAAAACAGCATTTGGTACAAGAGTTCAAGATGATACACTATCCCTCAACTACCCAGATGTTTTAAGAGTAAGAGCTATATATGAGTCGGATAACAATTCGAATCCAACTCTTCCAGGACTTACTTTAAATACTATTTCTGCAAATATTTCTGCTTTGAGTGCCGGAGAAGTTATATTTGGAAATACTAGTAAGTGTAAAGCTTTAGTCATTGGCACGAGTGGATCTACACAAGTTACATGCGTACTTTTAAATACAAAATCATTTACTGTGGGAGAAACAATAACTTTTAAAACCAGTGGAATTGTAGCTAACGTAAGTGATTTCAATCCTGGAGACAAAAATATTAGAGAAAGTTTTAGCTTTGATCCAGGGTATAAAGACGATTATTGTGATTATTCTAGATTAGTAAGAAAAAATAAACAGGATATTCCACAAAGAAGATTAACAGTTGTTTATGACAGATATGAAATTGATCCAAACCAACCTGGAGATTTTATAACCGTCAATAGTTTTTCTCCAGATGATTATGCAGACAATTTGCCAACAATTAAAACATACAAAGCAAGCGATTGGTTAGATTTTAGGCCTAGAGTTAAACCCTTCACTGGGCAAGCTTATTCACCATTCCAATTCGAATCTAGAGACTTTAGTGGGGATCAGGCGACTATTTCCAATGTCCTAGTAACTGGAAAAAATATAAGATTATCTTATTCATATTATCTTGGTAGAGTTGATAAACTTTCAATTGATAGAAAAGGTGAGTTTGATTTAATAATTGGAGAACCTTCAGAAATATTACTAGAACCGCCTGGCATTAGATCTGAAATGGAGGTAGCTACAATTTATCTCCCACCATATCTTTTCAGTCCCAGAGATGCAAGAGTTACCTTCCCATCTTATAGAAGATATACGATGGAAGATATTGGTAGACTCGAAGATAGAATTAAAAACTTAGAGTACTATACTCAACTTTCATTGTTAGAGTTAGAAACTTCATCTCTAGTAATAAAGGATGAGACGACTGGTTTAGATAGATTTAAATCTGGATTTTTTGTAGATAACTTCAAATCTCACGCTGCTCATGACATTAAGGGATTTAAAGCTTCTATTGATTTGGAGGAAGGATTATTAAGGCCTTCTCACTACACTAGCGGAGTAGATTTATTCTTAGGATCTGATATCATATATGATCCAAATGAAGACAATAAACATAAACAAGGATTGGTTAGTCCAAACATCAGAAAAACTGGAGATTTAATTACTCTAGATTATACTGAGGTTGATTCTATCGAGTCAAAATTTGCAACAAAATCTGTCGCTATTAATCCATTTGATGTTGAAAATTGGATTGGAAAAATTCAATTAAACCCAGCTTCTGATGTTTGGATTGATGAAAAGAATTTATCAGCAGATGAAAATGACATCAAAGCTGATTATAGTGTTTTAGTTGATATCTTCCAAGACGATCCAGATCCAGGATTTGTTCCGATTGATTGGAAATCTTGGATTGTCTATCATACTGGAATTCCAAATCAAGTAACAACTAAATCAAATAAAGAAGTTAATAACATTACATTAGGATCTCAATCTGAAGCTGTAGAAAGCCCAGTACAATCTACTGATTTGGATGTATATAAGGCTAATGCTGTAGATACCAGAGATGGTGTTCAGTATAAAATTGCTCCAAGCAAATATACGACAAAAGAAGCTAATAAAATTATCAACAATAATGTGATCAAGTTTATGAGATCACGAAATGTTGAATTTGATGCTGTAAGATTGAAACCATTTACTCAATTCTATGCATTCTTTAGTGGAAAAAATATTACTAGATTCTGTGTTCCAAAATTAGTAGAAGTCCGAATGATTTCTGGAACTTTCCAAATGGGTGAAACTATTCGTGGGCAAGCTAAAGATGATGAAGGAGATAAAATTAAAATCAATGATCCATCAATTAGGTGCAGACTTGCAACTCCAAGACATAAAGAAGGCCCATACTATCGTCCAACATTAAACTATACAAAAAACCCATACAATACTACACAAAATCTTCCAAATTCCTATAGTACAAATACCACTATTTTAAATATTGATACGGGTTCTCTTGGACTTGCTTCAGAAACAAGATTTGGTGGGTGGATTGAAACTGGAATGATTTTGTATGGAGAAACTTCTAAAGCAAAATGTAGAGTAACAAATGTCAGATTAATTTCTGATGTTGTTGGTGGATTGATAGGTTCATTCTTTATTCCAAAATGGACAAAAGCTTCTGGAAACCCAAGATTTACAACAGGAACTAAAACATTTAGACTCAGCACAAGTAATAAAAATGCAGATACTGACTCCAAAGCAGTAAAATCTATTGCGGAAGCTTTATTCGAGTCTAGGGGAGTAATTGATGTAACTCAAGACGCTATCTCTGGTATCAGAAATGCAATTTTTGCTAAGACAAATATTGTTGATGATAAGATCCTAACTTCTGATGATGAGACGGATGATCTATCAGGAAATCTGGAAAAAATTCTTACTAAACAACCAGAACCTCTTGCTCAGACGTTTAAAGTTCAAGAGGAAAATGGTATTTTTGTAAGTAAAGTTGAT